GATCCATATAACCTTGACATGCTTCCTCAAGCCAACTAACCAACCACTGCACATCAATATTTAAACTGTTAGGGTATACTTGTATCTGTTGTCCGCCCCTAATGCTTAACCCAACGTTGTTAGCATCATTCAGTTCGGGATGTGAATGTAGCAGTTCGGCAAGGTTAAAAATTTTACTGAATTCCACAGGGCTTACTGGACCTGCTACCACAACAGTGGGTGCAAAGTATGCTATTTTTAATGTCATAATATTCTATCCAATTGAATGATTTCGCTTTGCCTTGAAATTTCTTTAACAAAATAAGCACAATCTGGTTTGTCTCCAAAACGTGTAGGAGTTGCTAACAGTTGTCCGTTTTTCATCTTTGGAAAGTACCATTTAACATCATTGTAAAAATTTACAATTTCAATTTTCTTAAACTCTACTCTGAAACTACTAAGTGGATTGAAAATTAATGCTTCAAACCCTCTGTCGTTTAAACTGGTTAACGGTAAAATTTCAATATCAGTTGCGGCACTGCTGTCGCCCACTGCTATGCTCCAATCCAATGGCATTGCTATTTCATCTTCACCAATTCGTAAAACCATTGCTGGTGCATTGAATGACTCGAGAAAAATTAATGGCATAAAAAAGAAATCAGGTTCTTTTGGATCGCTGTTATCTAACACAGCAAATCTTGTGTTTTCATCCACTTCATCTGGTAAGTTGTTTAGTGAAAATGTTTTATTTTCTAATGTTAATATTTGCATAATTCCTTATTTTTGCCAATCTATCTTTTCAATAGTGAACGGATACTTGGCATCCTTGTAAAATTTCTTTCTTTCTGTAAGATGTCTCTTGGCATATTTGCAAGTGGAAGTGACGTCCCAGATTTGTACAAAGTCCTTGTCTTCGGCTTTTCTAATGCCTCGCCCAATTGATTGTATAACCCGTGTAAAGCTCTTTCCGGACTCCAGAAGAACCAAATTAAATATCCTAGGAATATTAATACCCACAGCGGCCACACCGTAAGTCGCCACAATAATCTTATTAGTGCTTGTTTTAATTTCGTCATATTCTTCTTTTCTATCTTTGGTTTTTACCTCGCCTGAGACAAAAACTGCGTCTTCAATTTCATTAATAATAAATTTGCCTGAGTCGATTCTATTAACTAGAACTAGTGTGTTGCCTGATTGTGATATTTTTTTAATTAGTTTGCTGACATAAATCATTCGGTCGTCGTCGGTAACAAGATATTTTAATTCATCGCTGTATGCTTTGAATTCAGGTAAGTCAATTAGCTGTACTATGTTTACGTGACATGTACTTAGTACACCAATATCTTGAAGTTCGTGAGCTTTAATTCCGCCAACCACGGGGCCAAGACTGGCAAAAATTTGTTCATATTCAAATTTTTCTTTTGGGACTGTTCCGGTTAGTCCCCAGCGTATTGGTGCATTACATAAGTTTTGTGTGAGTAAATTCTTTAATACTTCGGCCTTGGCCATGTGTACTTCATCAACAATCACAGTCTTAACACCGTCGAGGAATTCTGCAAGTGTTACTATATCATCTTCATGATTTTTGCTTTTCTTGTCTAGTATGTTGAGACTTTGCCAAGTGCATATAGTGTGTGTTTTGTTAAGATCTTTACGGTCGCCGTAGTAAACACCCACATCTAAACCAACTGCAATAAAATCTTCTTCTGTCTGTTCCACTAGACTTTTGTTAGGAACAATAGTAATTGTACGTCCGTATTTTTCTGCCAATTGACTCAGTGTTGCAGTGGTAATAGTCTTGCCAGCACCTGTGGCAATCTCCTGAAGTGATTGTGTATTGGTTAAAAACGTATTGACAGCATCAACTTGATAATCACGTAACATGATAGGTTGGCCGGCCTGCTGATGACCTTTGGGCCATACTTTGCCTTGGTCCGACCAGTATGTTTCTGTTACTGGTTCAAATGAAATTGCACTTGTTGTGCGTAAATCTTCTACATCATCTACACTTATGCCTAGCTTGTTTAGAATTCCAAATATTGCTTCTAATTGGCTAAGGTAGCCGTTGCCGCCAAGTCCAAACAATCTAACCATGCCGTCCCATCTGCCCAACTTAAATGCTGGATGGTATCGTGCGTATGGAATTTCATATTTAAAAGAGTTGGCTAGCTTCTTACGAGCATCAAGCGGTAAGCCTTCTAATTTAATATTAACTTCGTCTTTGATTATTAATTTAATTGACATAGTTTGCCTTTGGGTCCAACACTGGTTTTGTATTGGAATATGATATAACTAAGTCGCAACAGTTGGCATACACCATAGATTTGTTATTTCGTATAGTGTCCAACACAATTACACTCATTGGAGTCCATTTACTTTTTAAAAGAAATTTAGGAATTTTTCCAGCTTGAATACCCACAATGGCTGTGTCATTGTTTAATTGAGCATTGTATTTGTTAGTGGCTATGAGCTGATTAAAATCCTTGCCCAGTCCTTGATTATCCATTCTAAAATACATACCAACGTTTGAGTTGACATTGTTTTCCTTTAGTGCAGAATCTAGTATGACCATATTTTTATACACAGTATCAGAATCCCAGTTTGGAAACACCATTAGCACCGGAGTACGTTGTAATTCAATTAACGAAGCTATCAGTTGTTTTAAACTGTAAACTGCACTGTCAACCCATATTCTAGATGTTTCTCTGTATGCAATATCACCAGCTAGTGAAACTGGTTGTTCTTCTGTGTTGTTAAAAGTGTATTGATATCTAAAACTTCTATCTTTGATAATAACATTATTTAAAGTTGTTTCAACTCCAAGGTCACTAGTGATACTTTTATGAAAATTTTGATTTTCAATATTTGTAATTAAAAATCTATCTTCAATTTCTTTTTTGTCCCAACTTTTAATTACTGTAAAATGATTAATAATATCTTCATCTATTTCAAATTGCAAAGGTGTCAGTAGCTCTACAAGAAATACAATGTTGTGTTCAGTCAAGGTTGCAGTATAACCTTTAGCAGGATGTGTTTGTACAAGTCCTTCTATCTTATTTGAATTAGTCTGTAATATTTTTCGTATGTTAGAAGAATACGAAAAATAGATACTTAAAATTGGTTCGCTGTCTTCGTTTTTAGACAACTGTAATTTTTTATACTCTTCAATCTGTCTAAAAGATTTTGACCAACTTGGGTCTACAATTAGTTCGGATATGTTATCAACTACTTTTACTAAAGAATTTTTATGTTCTTTGAACAGTTTTAAAATCAAGTTGGATTGATTTTCAGTTATGAAATAATGTGAATTAACTGACGTTGCAAGACTACGTAACACTCGGCTATCTCTAGCCGGCATCAAATCTTCTATTGTAGGATTAGTTTGATTTACAATATTTAATAGTATTTCGTCTATAGTTATCATATGAATTATTATAACACACTTTTGTTGTTTGTCAAAGAAAATAGACAAAAAAATAGGCCTCAATATTATTTAAGGCCTATTGGTCACCTTTTGGTGGAATTGATTAAAGACTTGCGTCTTCCATACCTGCTATACGTAATTTTACAATGTTGGTAATTTGCCATTGCTTTTGATCAAGACCCTTGGTAATGCCTAACCATTTGTTGCGTAGCAGTGCAAATTCATTTATAATTTTTTCAAAGTCTACCACGTCAGCTTCACCTTCTACAAACTTTTCACAATCTCTAGAGCTTAATGCTCTTTGATAATTTTCAAGATATTTGCGGAAATGACTGCTTTTTAACCGGCGTAATTCAATGTTCAGGTATTCCAAGATAGCTTCAATTTCCTGTAATTGTCCAAATCTATGTTCAACAATACCAGGCAGTGCCGCTGAAGACTTTTCTAAATTGCCAGCCAGTTTAATTTCAGACTTGGCCGAAAGCAATTCAGTATTAAAGTATTCAGCCGCATCGGGGATATGACTAATATCCTTGGCTATCTTAGTATACCATCCCATTAAAACTCCATGTCTTTATAGTTGCTGTCGTCTTCGTCTTCGTCGTCGAGATAATAACCAATGGCCTGGTCCAGTGTATCGTCAATGCCCACTGCACCTTTCATTACTTTATCGCTGACTCCAAAGTCTGCAAGCAAGTCAATATATCGCTCTGCTACATTTTCAAGTTGTTTCTTGTCAAGGTACTCAACAAAGTTTAACCAGATATCACCAATTTGTGTTTCATTCAACATTCTCGTCTATCTCCTCATGAATGGTAGTTGTTGTTAAAGACTTGATATGGAATTTTGCCATTATCATATCTAATTTATCATCTTTCCATTCTTTTCGGTAGAATTTGAATTCTTCGCCTGTCTCTGGATCAATCCATGCAAGCCTGTTGCCAGACTGTTTTAACAGTCCTTGTTTTTCAAACATATCTACTAGACCACTGTATGGATTCATACCTGTTGAATACGGAATCTTAATTTGCAATGTTTCAAACGGCTTTGAATAACGAGTTTTCATAATCTTGCATGATGCACGAATACCCATGACATCAGTAATCTTGTTGCCGTCTTCATCTTCTTTAAGTTTGAGTTTCTTCATAGCAACAACAATGCTTGATGCATAAACGAAACCTTGACCACCCGAAATCTTGTCATCTGGATCAAACATATCTTGGCTTGCGTATGTGTGATTAGTACATACCATTCCAACATTGTGATTACCAAACATGTTAACACAGTTACGAACCAATGCAGTTAATGCTTTTGGCTTACGGCCCATATCGCCTTTCATATCACCAGCTTGAAACTGGT